TTTATTTCTTCCTTAACTATATTTATACAAGTTTCCATTATGGTTTTGTCGGCCATGTTACATTGTTAACTTTTTCTACCGTATCAAGACCGTTTGTCAGGTCTCTTAAATTTTGTCTATATGTCGTCATATCACTAGATAATGTCTGGTCTGATAAAGCTAAGTAATCTGTTTCTGTAAGTAAAGAGTTTCTTTTATCTCTTAATCTATCTAATTCTAAATTTAAATCGTTAGGTAATGTAGCTCTTTCATCTTTTAATACTGTTGCCTCTGCTTCTGTTAAAGCAACAAGAGTGCCCATAACATCTTTTGGACCGTATTCAACACCGTCTAAAGTTGCAATTTTTGTACTATCATCAACACTAAATGCCATCTATAACTCCTATTTTTTCAATCCGTAAATTTTAATATTATAATCTATATTCTGACCACCTGCATATGAAAATTCTAATTCAGCACAAACGCCATCAGCAGTAGCTTGTCCACTACCATTTAAATTTTCATTGTAAGTACCAGAAAAACCATTTTGGTGTGTTTGCCCTTGAAAATTAAAGCTCATTCTATTTCTATGTGTTGCTGAACCACCTGCCATACCACTATTATGTACCCATAAATTTCCAACAACCATATCACTTGGATGATTATTTACAGATAAAGGAGCATATGCTTGGTTGTTACCCCCTGTACCTGAATATCCTGCATTACCACCTCTACCAAAAGAACCAGATGATGATTGGTCATAAGTGTAAATATTATAAGTGTTCATTGTAGAACCACCAGATGTTTTAAATTTTACTCTGTAATGTGAGTTACCAGAACCAGCATTTGCGGCTCTATAAACACAATAAAAAGATTCGTAATCTGTTGTCATTATAGACGGACCAATACTATGTGATGAACCACCTGAACCGTCATACTCTGCTAAAAATACCATACCAAATCCTGCGCCTGTAGCGTTTGTTACAAAGTTTGATATTGCTCTTGTTTTTGCTCCCATTATAGATACCTTATTGTAATTTCTGCCGAATTTGCCGGCGCCGTTACGAATGTTAGTGTTGTTCCTGAAATTGTATAGTCATCTGTTGGTACCATACAAATACCATTTACATAAACTAGTAAATCGTCTACCACTTTTCCTGCTGTGATAGTATATGCTGTTGTTGAACCGTTACCTGTATATTTTTGTACTGAAGGTATTTTTTGTCTAATATACACAGTACCATTCATAGCATTGTGTGAAGCACAAACATAGTAACATGTTAATTGGTCACTAGGTACTTCAAAGTATAAAACACCACTCGTTTTGTTTTGTGCATTTACACCAGTTGTAACTGTACCGTCTGTAGCAACATGTGTTAAACCTGTTGTAAGTCTATTTCCAGAAACATAGTTTCCTGATGTTGATTGTATTACAAAAGGATGTGAACCACTTAAACCAGTTAAATCAAATGCAATGGTTTGACCTTGTTTTGCATAGATTGTTGGATTATCTGTAGCACCGTAATGTCCAAATCTATATGATGAACTTAAATTATATGTTACTGCTAATCTAACTGCTGTATCTTCATATGTCGCTGTAGATACTGATACATTACCTGGATTAAATCTACCTTGTGCTGAACTCCATATTAATGCTTGTCCGTCTGCGACACCAACAATGTTAACATTTGATAAAGCACCAACTGAAGCATTTTCGTTAATTAGTTTTGTCCAACCACCTGTGTCAGCAACATAAGCTTCATTACCAGTTGTATCATAAGCAAACATTCCTTCGTAAGTTGTTTCATTTGGAAAAGCACCTGTACCTGCAAAGTTAAATCTGATTTTTGAACCTGAAGATGTATTATCAAATACACCTGTAACATTAGCTGATGGAATATTTGTGATTGTGTTATCTGCACCACTTATAGTTTTATTAGTTAATGTGTCTGTAGATGTTTCGGTTACAATTGAACCGTCTGTAGCAAAAGAAACTTTATTGTCGGTAACTGTAGTTGTAATACCTGAACCACCTTCAAAAGTTAAAGTTTGACCTAAACTTACTGCGTCTATAGTAGAGGCGTCATCTTTAATTGATAATGTAGGAAAAGTATTACCAGCACCTGTTAAATTTTTATTTGTTAATGTTTGAGAAGCGGCCGTGCCAACTAAAGTTGCGTCTGAAATTGCTGTGTTAATTTCAGCAAATGTAGCTGAAAGTGTATTATTGCTACTTAAATTAATTGTTTTGTTTGTGATTGTGGCAGTACCAGTTGCTGTCAATAGTGAGGCAGCGTCAGCAGCTATTGTCAATGTGTTACCTGATAACACACTAGTTATAGCATTACCACCTAAAATTTTTAATGTTTCGCCATTAGCAGAAATTGTCGCAACTGTAGATGAATCGTCTGCGATTTTAATTGTACCGTCAATGTTCGTACCGTTACCAATCGCTGTGTAAATTTCATCAAAATTTAAATTGATTTTATTAGCACCTGCACGGAGATTATCACCTGTTCCGTCGTTTGCGTTAGTACCTCGATTTACTGTAAGTTTTGCCATGTTTGCCTGTTATCTCTTTATACTATTTATAAGGTTTCTACGGTGTTGTATCATCAAATGTTAATGTTCCTGAGTCAAATTTAGTTAGTGTGTTACTGAATAGGTCTGCGTTTGTTCCTATTTCACAAGGAAACGCATATTTCATTCTAATTTTACCACCAAGATTACTAGAGGTAAATAAGAATATAGGAACTTGTTGTCCATCAAGAGGTGTTTTAGTACCCTCAATTTTCAACGCACTCAAATTTTGAAATGAGTTTGCATGTGAACCACTATTACTATTACCAAATGCTGTATTAGCATATTTATTCAATGAACTGTATCTAGGTCCACCGTATGCATAACCACTTCTAATATCATGTACTGTACCTGAACCATCTGTAAATAGATTTCTTGGTCTACTTAAATAATCAATTGTTATGTTTTCTCTAGTTGCCGTCAAATCTCTAGTGTTTGCGTCAAATGGGTCCCTAAAGTCATTACTTACATCTGAATTACCACCTACTTGTGCTTTTGTTCTTAATGATGAACCATCACTATCTGTTCCTAATCTTCTACCGAATACTGTTACGAATAATGTATTGACTAGTGATAATAATGGTGCTTCTAGTGTTCCTGAAGTAACACCTTCAACAGGACCTTTTGCTGTTACAATTATTTTTGATTCAATATCTACTTGTCCTGTAAAGTAAAATCCTGATGTGTGCATTGTTTTTTTAAATGCGTCACGCCATCTTGCGATTGATTGTCCAACTTTAATTACATATGAGTAATCTTGATAATATAAACTATCTTGAATTCTCATTGTTGTTTCAGAAAGTTTACCTCTTTCACTAATAAACGCACCGTCTGTATCTGATACAGCAACGACATTTACCGTGGCTGTTGAAATATCTATTTTTTTAAGTACACATGTTCCACTACTACTTGAGGTAATAGTTTCGTTTAAAGCGAATGTTCCTGATACAGATTTAATTCTTAATAAACCTCTATCACTATCAAAATCTGCAATTTCTCCAGTAGCACTTGAAGTACCTCCTGTAACTGTGTCGCCTTTAATAAACGGAGCAACAATGTTTGTTACAATCATGTTGTTAAAGAAACCTAAAACCGGAGGTGTAGGAGCTGTTTCATAACTTCTACCTAGTGAAACGGTTTTTAGTTTAACGATTTTTCCTATTTCATCACCGTAAGCTTTAACAATTGCACCTGAACCTGTTGATGATGTAGCTGTGACTGTAGGTAATGATGTATATTGTCCACCACCATTTGTTAAAAATATCTCTTCAACCGTTTGTAAGCCTGTAAATTTTTCTTGCATAATAACCCTACCTGAATATGGGTCGCCACTTACTGTTTCATCTTCTAAAACAATAGTATCTTCTACGCCTGTAGCTGGTGTGGCACTTCCATTTTGGTCAGCAATACCACCGTTTACGACTTTAATAAACCCGGCCGCATTTTTACCACTTGTTCCTGTGTTTACAAAACTTAATGGGTCGCCTACTTCATAACCTGTACCTTTATTGTCAATTATAATTTCTGTAACTTTTCCTGGTCCAATATCTTCTATTTGAAATAATGCACCTTGCCCACCAGCAGTCAATGTTATAGTATCTGTCGTAGAGTTTAATGAACCATCATTTGTAATATTTTTTGTACCAGGTATACCTGTAATACTAGCTTTGATAAAGTAATCATCTGTATCGGATGTTGTACCTTGTACTTCTTCACCTACAATAAATGTTCCTTGAATACTATCTGCATTTAGAATTAATTGTGTAACTGTAGAGGCACCAATCTGAAATGTAGAGGTATTTTCTACAATAGCAGTTGTACCTGAAGTTTGACCAGTAATTTGTCTACCTATCAATAGAGTAGCGTCACCTACTGAAGCAATAACTCTTAATACTTTTAAGGTATCGAATTGACCATCGGAGGCCTTAAGCATTTGTTCTCTAGGATAAATTGTTTCTGATTGTTCGCCAAATAATATTCTAAAAAACATTTCATGTCCACGAACTGAACCTTTTGACCTATAAAGTGATTTAATATTTTTAATTAATTTTCTTTTATCAACACTTGCAGCTAAATTTTCTGGTAATGTTGCTAAAAACTCATCTCTCATTTGTGTTAAGAAATGGCTTATAACTCTATCTGGATCCCTAAAGTTAATTAAGTCAGTAATATTATTTACAGGATTAGGTCTATAGTTTGTAACATTTGCTTGAGCGCCTGAACTTGCACCAACAATAACCTCACCATCTATAAATTTATCTTGTGCTGATATTATTAATCTATTATTTGCAATGTCTTCAACTAATACATTTGCTGTTGCCTTTGATGTTTGACCCGTAACAACTTCACCTCTAGTAAATTTACCGTAAGTTGATTCTTCTAAAAGAACTTTATCACCACCATCTAGGAATGTTCGAGCTGTGTCTTTACGACTAGAGTTTAAAACTAGATTGTTTGATTGGCCGGTTTCTGATTGAAGTAAAATACCATCCGTGCCTTCAATAGTATCAACAGATAATTCAGCTGATTCTAATAATTGATAATAGACTTTTAGAAATTCGGCAAACTTTGGGTGGTCAGCGACAACAAATTCTGGTAGTTGGCTGTTAAGTATCGTTGAAATTTTATCATTAAATTTTGCCATTGGTCATTAATAACTTGATGTTGTTGTGTAGCCCACACCAGCGTCAGCTGAGCCTCCCACAAATGTGTCTGCTGTAACCGTAATTCCCGAATTCGATACATCTATTTCTACTATTTGGTCTCTTACAGGAACAACATCATTTGAATCTGGTGTAATAGTAATTTCAATAACTGTTGAAGTAGCAGCTCTAATATTTGAAATAGAAGCAACATTTAAAGAATTCAATGTAATATCTCCTGTAGTATAATTAATTGTACCTTGTGATTCATTGGCATATGTTCTAATACCAGATGATAGATAATATCTTCTTACATTACCTGAACCATCATCATCTAAAAACATTTCAAAGTCACTACCTGTAACTTTAAAACCAGTAGAAGATAAAATACCACCAGCAGCCATATTATGTCCTGTGTGTGGATTGAATACAGCATTTCTAAAGTAAACATTATATTTTTGTGATGAACCTAAAGTAGGTGTAAATGATTTTCTAATTTTTACAGTTGTAATGTTAGATAGAATACTATTATCAACATTATCAATTATTCCTGTTAATTTAGAGTGTCGATATATTGAATCAAACTTTTGTAGTGTATTTGTATTATAATTTGTAATAGCAGTAATAATTTCTGATTTCAATGTATCGTTTGATTTAGTTGTTGTTGAGGTATTATATTTTACTGTTGATGTTAACAATACCGAAGTAGTTTCTGGATCCACAATTTGAGGAGATACTGAAGCTACATTATATGGTTTAAGTTTATTGACAATATCTTGTTTAGTTGTTTCTGTAAGTGTTGAACCTGAAGCTGCCTTAATACCAATCTTTACGATACCATATCTTGGCGTTTCGTCATCTTCACCACCCCATGCACTTACTGACAAGGCATTAGGATAAATTTGTTTTACCAAAGTTTCATAATCAGTTGTTGTAACGGCTCTTTCTTGAGCTGCATAATTTAATGGTGCATTTAATCTAATTGATTCATCTGTTTCACCAGCTGCACCACCTTGAGAAGATGATACTGTAGAAATAGTAGCATTAGTAAATCCACCAATATTTCCTGATAAAGTAAATGAACTTGCTCCATTTGAATCTTCAATATTTGTAACAATGTATTCTAGTATAACAATATTACCATCTGCTAATGATTTACCGTTTACACCATCACCAAAATAAATTTCGTATTTGCCGTCTTGGCCTTCTTGTATATAATAAACTTTTGATTCACCTGTTACATTATTGTAACCACCTGCTAATGAATATGTTTCTGTTGTTGTGTCACTTGAACTGTTTTGAACTTTTACTAATAATGTAGAAGTATCAGCTCTAGCACTTGGTATGATAAACCTTTGGTCAACATCTGTGGTATCGGCTGTATATTTAAATGTTACTAGCGTACCCTCGTAAATAGACACACCATTGAATTTGTAAATACCGGCTGAAGGTGTAATGGTAACATCCGAGTTTGTTACATACTGATAAGAAATATCATCAACACTTGTAGTAAAGACAGTACCTTTATTCATGGTAACACTTGTGCCTGAAGCATTATTTAATGTAACATCAATTGACGCCATAGGCGCTCTTGGTGATGATGGTGTGTAACCAATCATCTTTGCTAATGATACAATATTATTTCTTATATCAGCACTATCAAGATATAACTCATTTGTTGCCATGTTAGCAAGATAAGCTAGATAGTGAGTATTGTAAGATAAAATATCTAAAAGAATATTTAATGAACTACCTTCAAAGTCGTAGTCTTGAAATTGTTTTTGTCCTTGTAAAAAGGATTTTAAGTTTAGTTTGATTGCGTCAAAATCGAAATCAGAAACTACTAACTTATGTTGAATGGTTGACATTTATTATCTTACCCTTTGTAAAAATGTTTGTACTTGTTGTGGACCTGATACACCAACAACATAAAAATAAATATCTACAACTAATCTATTTTTATCTTGGTCATCATCCACAGAAACATTTTGTAATTGTATTCTTGGTTCATAGTTAATTAAAACTTCTTCTATTTTTCTCTGTAGAAAAACCCTTGTCATAGGTGTAAAGTTTTCAAATAACAACTCTCTAATACCACACCCTAATTCTGGATGAAATGGTCTTTCATAAAAGTTAGTTTGAATTAAATTTCTAACTGACCTTTTGACAGCTACGACATCTTCTACCACATTTACATCATTAGTAACTGCGTTTCTATTAAAGTCCAAGTCAATATCCCTAAATGGTCTGGAATTTCTTGTGCTTTTGCTTTTTATTTGTGAATCGTATATTGCCATTACGGTAATATTTATAAGGTTTTTCTAACCGTTTGCAAAAACATTACCAGAACCGTTAACTAAAGCACCTGAGTCTGTGCTATCGCCTATTCTTGCGATAGCCTTACTCTCTACAAATACATTCGGCGAACCAACATTAACATTTGCTACATGTGGTGGACACGCTGGTAAGGGTGGATGTATGTGTGATACAGTAGGGTCAGTTTGTCTTGCAATCAATATACTATTTGCAAAACAAGTACCTTGTCCTGGTGTATCTAAAGTAGTTGTACCTGTACAAACATGACCTGTTGTAGTTGTATCACCTTTTCTACTAACGGCTGGCATTTTTAGCTTTTAAGGCCTCTCTTCTTTTTTCTTGTAAAATTGATTGTCTTAACTTTCTACCTATCGGTATAATAATAGAATGGCACATCTCTTTGCCTTTTTTACTAATATACTCGACACTTATCATCTTGTCTTTAAAATCACCTTGTACTGACTTGGTGGCTTTCTTTAAACTTATTGCTTCTTTTTCTTTTTCATCACCATCTGCATTCCAAAACTTAAATAATCTCATTTTTGCCATAAAACCTACTTGTTAATTGGCGTATCACATTTACATTGTTTACAACATTCAATCGTAACTTGTTTTCCATCGCCATCTGTATGATTTCTCATACATGGACTTCCACAATGACACTCATGCCCACAATTTTTGCAATATTCCATGTTATTTCCTTTTTATACTATTTATATTAAAAATCACAAGTCATTTTTCCCGACTTATATTCTGTTTCAGTTATATTTTGTGAATTCTCTACTACTGATTCGCCGATTCGCTCATAATCTGGCGAAATTTTGCAATTTTTAACAGTTTTTGAGCATCCAGACGC